GAAAATGGCTAGTATTATTCAGAAGTTCAAGGATATGTTTTTTAAACCTAATGTTTCGGATCAGGAAAGAATTGACAGGTGGCGTAAAGAAATTGATGAGACAGACAGATTAAAGGAATTGCACCGCAAGTCTCGTAAACAGATTAATAAAAAAAGAAAACGATAATGGCATCAGTTAATGGAACAATGGCAGCAGTTGCAGAGCATAGTCTGGTGAAAGCAGCCACACCATTTGTTGTTGCTGCAATACTTGGAGTAACTGGTTGGTTATTCACTTCAGTTATGGCACTAGAACAAAAGGTTAAACTGCTGAATGAAGGTACTGTACATAATCTTGAAGAAAAAGTAGATGGTTTATCTGCAAAAATTGATGCAATGAATGAGATACTAACTGATCTAAGGGTTTCACTAGGAGGACGGGATCGCAGGGATAGACAAGATTAAACTTATTATGTTGGCACTATTATTAACTGGATGTTCAACAGTATCAGAAGTAAAGCTGGGATTTTGGGTCAACGAGAAACCCTATCGGGGTACTCTTGAAAAGAACAAGTTCCATATTCGGCCCTACTGGCAATGTATTGAAAACTACAAACCTTTTCTTAACAAGGAGTGTTAAATGCCATTTCTAGTACCGATAATAACAGGAACAATTAAAGGAATGCTGACAACTTTTTTCACCCAGAAAATGGTGGAAGAGCTTATATTCCAGCTTTTACGATATGCTGTCTCCAAATCATCCAATAAGCTGGATGACCAGATTTTGGCAGCTTTTGAAGAACAACGCAGTAAGTAGCACCTCAAGGGTACTATCTTACTTCGCAGAACATTTTGTAAAATAATAGTTGTGGGGATAAGTATGTACATCACAAAGAATTTTACTACAGATGAGATGCATTGCCAGTGCAACTACGGATGTGGACAAGACGAGATGGATGATGAGTTTATGAGAATGTTGCAACAATTGAGGGAGGAAGCAGGTTTTGCATTTAGAATCTCAAGTGGCAGACGTTGTCAGTTACACAATCAAGATATTTCAAGTTTCAAAAATCCTGCTGGCATCCATACATTTGGGAAGGCAGTTGATATTCTCACCGGACATATAAATACAGCATCTGTTCTAAATCTCGTAAAACTCTCACAAGACATCGGTTTCACAGGTCTTGGCCTCAACTTTCGTGGTAATAGAAAATCGAGATTTTTGCACGTTGATTCACGTGATTCTACAATGGATTCACCATTTGACCAACCTGCAATCTGGACATATTGATGGAGATTAAATTTGAACTTGAGAATAGTGATACTGAGTATATTTTTACTCCTGATTTTATCGTGTCAGCCAATCACACAGATGAAACCAAAATATCATGGAGACTATCCGATCAGCGAACTGAGATCGATGTGGGCGTTCTGTTTCCAGGCGTTCAGGTTGAAGACTCCATTCATGCATCCAGATCAGATAGGGACGATTTGTGACTGCTACGTTGATGAGATGAGGATGACACACCCAGCAAAAGATATAAATGATCTGGATGATATTGGGAACAGAGCAATGGGCTTGCAGCTTATTAGAGTATGCAACCCAAAAACTGAGAGTATAAAAATCTGATGAAGCTCAACCTTGCCCGAAAAATCGTATGTGAAGTAGAACATTATCCATATCCCATGTCAGCCCCCTTTGTACTTATTGAACAAGTTAATGAGCAGGGGAAAATATTTACGGATAAGCATCTGCATTCACAATGTGAGTATATTAGAATTGTAAAAAAAGATGGCATTATTACCAATTAAAATATCTCCGGGCTTTTTCAAAAACGGAACGCAATACCAGGCAAAGAACCGTTGGTATAATGGTAACCTAGTCAGGTTCTCTGAGGGTCGATTACGACCAATTGGAGGATGGCAAAGGTTGGCTGAAACTCAGATTACCAAAAAAGGTGGAGTAGAGACATTAACAATCACAACCCCCGGGAGTGCATATTCTGGTGGTGGGGCACTCTCAGCAACTGGAGGAGGTGGTAGTTCATTTGCCGGGACATACACTGTATTCGAGGGCTTAATTTCAACAGTAACAATCACTGATCCCGGAACTGGATACACCTCTGTTCCAACGATTGTTTTGACTCCAACATCGGGTTCTGCTGGAAGTGGTGCAGTCATCACACCAACCCTTTTTTCTGGTGTTGATCCTATTCGTGGGTTACACTCTTGGCGTTTGTCAACAGGAGCAAGATATTTGGCAGTAGGTTCTGTTCAATCTTTGAGAATTTGGGATGGATCACAGAGTGCGGGAACTAATGCTCCAATCTATGACATTACTCCACCAACGTCTCCGGGGTCGGCTTTACCATTTCACCAGCAAGTCGATTTTCAAATAGCAGGTCTTGGTTTCGGAGCCTTGGAATATGGTGGTGATACGGGAGTTGTGTTCAAACTCTCTGGTTCTGGAGGGTTTGCTTCTACGGCATATACTGGATCAACTGTAGGAGGAGACGTTTATGGAACACCAAGATACCCCCCGGTAGACCCGGATGTACAAGATGCGGATGCATTTCGTGACAATTATGCAAGTTGTGTCAGTTTCGATAATTTTGGTGATGACCTTTTAGCCTGTCATTCTGGAGAGGGTACAATCTGGTATTGGTCTCCTGCAGCCGGAGGTAGTACAACTGGGATATTCACTACCTCATGTGGTATTACTGCACTCACACCTGTAGGTCCGACACCAGCAAGTATTCAGCCTACCACTTCAGGTCAATGGCAATGTGGAGACCCAGCTACCAACGCAACCTTAGTTGAATTAACACACACTAATGTATCCCAAACAAGTACCTCTGGTTCTGGTACAGGAGCAAAATTTACGGTTGTAACTCAATTAGGTCTTGTTGTATCATCTGTCTATATCTATCGTGCCTCTACCCAGATTGCTAATATACCTGATACTTCTCTTCTTTCTGTAGGTATGCTCGTACATGGTTTATCTGGTTATGGACATAGCGTTACTCCTACTATTGCAACCATAACTAATTCAACAACAATACAACTTTCTGCTGCTAATGGTTCTGGTTCAGGTAGTTATGCTACAGGTCATGTGTCGTTTCAGGTCCCAACTGCCTTATACTTAAAGTCAGTAACAACCACAACTGTCGGTACTGGATATGGAGTTAATGACACGATCATAGTAACTGACCCGGGCAATACAACTTATGTTGCAACAATTACAGTAAGTACTATTAACTCAACTATTACAGATACAGAACATGGACTTGCTAATACAAATAAAGTACAGGTTTCATCTCTTGGAACCTTACCAGGAGGACTTGCGGTCTTCACTGATTTATATGTTAGGGACAAAACGACTGACACATTTAATCTTGCTACCAGTTCAGGTGGAACTGCAATAGCACTTACCTCTCCGGGTTCTGGAATACATACATGGGAAAACTTTGGGTCTGCTGCAATATCATTCAATAACGCCACTCAAACTGCAACTGCACCAGTAGCACTGCAGACATTATCTGGGTCAACCGGAGTTCCCACAGGGTCTAATGTGGCAGTCCTGGTTACTCCGGAGCGACATATAATGATCCTTGGTCCAGACGGAGCACATAGAACGATCCAGTGGGGGAGTCAGGAATCACTCACAGACTTTTCCCCCACTTTACTTAATACAGCAGGTGACTTAGACCTCCAGACAAAGGGCAGAATCATTGGAGGATTTAAGACTCGGTATGGTGTTTTGATTTTCACCACTTCGGATGTTTGGAGGACAAATTACCTTGGCCCTCCCTATGTCTATGGGGTCGAAAGGTTGACAGAGGGTGCAGGTCCGGTAGGAATGAAATGTGTTGCTGGCAGTGCCGACTTTTGTGCCTGGCTTTCCAGTGGACGTTTCTGGAGTTATACGGGAGGATATATCAAAGAGTTAAGTTGTGAGGTGGCAGATTATGTTTTTGGAGATATAAATTTAGATGTTGAGGGACTGATAGCAGCAGGTCATAATGGTCAATTCGGAGAAATAACGTGGTTCTATCCAAAAGAAGGTGACTCAGTCTGTAAACGATATGTGACGTATAGTTATCGTGAGGAGCATTGGGTAACAGGGGAACTTGAGAGAGTTGCACTGGAGCCAAGTGATGCCTTGGGTTATCCTGTATGGGCCGGAAGTGACGGATACCTTTATAGACATGAGATGGACCCGGATACTCATTCCGTAACAGTTCCAAGGGATAGTTCTGTGACTGTTCCTGCTGATATTGATGAATTGTCAACTAAAGCAAATAGAGTTATTGCAAAGGGTGTCGATACTTCTCTACATCCAAATGTCGCAACAGAGAATCACTTGTGCTATGTAGAGACTGGTGCAATAGAAATTGGAGGTGGAAATAAGATGATGTCAGTTACTCAAATTTTAACCGATACTGAGGCCGGAAGCAATGGACTTCGATTGGAATGCGTGACAGGGAAAACACCCGACGCTCCAGGCACAACACATGGGCCATTCATTTTGGAGGGTGACGGGTACAGTGATTGTCGGTTCACTGATAGGCAAACATTTCTGAAGGTCAGTTCACCATTTGACCAAGAGTGGCGTTTCGGAGAGGTCCGTTTTAATGCAAGTGCTTCAGGAAAAAGATGAAAACCCAAAAGCCATTACCGAATCCT